TTAGTCTTGGTATCTGACCATTTCAGCACCTCAGCAATACCCTTGATAACAGCATGTGCTCGTCCGAACGTGATATATTCGGTCGCCGCCGTAAGGTCCGCGGAATATATCTTCGTTCGTTCGTCGTGTTCGAGTGCCTCTAGTTTGACGGTTGAATCCGTCAGACCTGGCTTGAACCAGTCATGTCTTGCTAAAAGGGGTATTGTCTCTCCGGATAGCGCTCGACCAAAGTGAACTTGAGCCGCGTCATGTATGGTGGCAACCCTGATCTTACCAACTTCCTGGAGTGGAAGGGGTTTGAAGCAGGCTCTGCTGCCATGTGACGTTTTCGCTAGCAAGTATTCACAGAGGTCGTAAAGATGAGCGTTATTGGGGAAGTCTGGGAGTGGTTTCATCGCCTCCGCATTTCTCCTTCGAGAACTACCGGTGTTCATTTGTAATTTCCTTTTCCTTTCATGGTAAAGTTCGAGAAGCTCAGCTCGGCAACCCCCATTAGCCCGGGTCTTCTTTGTTGAAGACGTACCAGCCGGGGTGGGGGCGAGTGGTTGTCCAAGCCATTCGGGTAACATCCCGAAGCGCTTGAGCGCCGCTCTGCTGAGTTGTGCCTCCTTCATTCCTTTCAGGTCGGTGAATAAGTCTCGTGTGAACTCTTGTAACTTGAAGAGGTCCACTTGGTCTTCATTTATATCACCTCCGTCATTCCAAAGGTCCAATTTCTCTTGGACCTCAATCTCAAACTTATGCCTGAGTTGGAATGGTATTGCTCTTGAAAGTGATGAAGCAGAGAAAAGACGTTCTGTTGAAGAGCACCTGTGGCGGATGAAATCGTGGTACTGGCCTCCAGGGAGAAGTTTTGTTTCGGCAATTCCGATCTCTCCAGCTAGCGCCATTGATCTCCATCCAAAGCTCGTCTCTTTCACTACCGGAAGACCTTCTCGGAGCAATCTGTTAATGTACGTGAGTACATTTAGTATCCTGAAACAGTTGTCTGGCCCAAAGGTCTTTGGTCGCCCGTGAACGAGATTCATGGCTGCATAGATTGCTGGAAGTGCAGTGTAGATGGCTAACGCTCTCTCTCTGTACGACTGGTTTCTTTGCAGCTTATGAAGATCTTCGCGGGTTTTCCTAGGTAGTTCCTTTTCTCTATGCGAATTTTTCCATGAAGGTTTTTGTCCTTTTCCTTTTCCTCCTCGTCCGGCCTTGCCTACAAGCAATGCCCCGGACAACACACTCCTTGATACTATGAACCCTCGGGTTTGTAGTATCTTTGCAACAGAGAGAACTCCTTTTACAGGGTCGGCCAGTATCATCTTGGTCGATTCCTGAGAAAGTTTCTCAACTCTAACAGAATCTGTTGGAGGAGTGTGCTTCCCATTAGTCGAGCGTTTTGCCGCTCGATTTGTGTTTTGATTTCCG